CCATTCTAATTAAACTTTAACATGGACACTTGGAAATACTGAGTGTCCATATTTTTTAAAATCAAAAAAATGAGCAAAATAGCAGAAAAAATGTATGAGGCATTGTCCTTAAAATACCGTAGTGAAATCGCTGAGGCGGAAGCAACATTATTAGTTTATTTAACTTCACCTGTTGGTATTGGTGAACACCCACAACATCTTGAAGAAATGGATAAGTTGGTTGAAAAATTCGCTAATGCACAAGATAAACTTGAGTCATTGGAAAAAATTCGTAAATATAATTCAGTAATTACACAATAACATGGCGATAAGAAAAAGAGAAATATCTTTAGAGACAATCAAAGGTAAGTACTCAACAAAAACAAAATACAAACCAGAAAGTTTTTATAATCTTGGGGAGGCTTTTTTGGGGTCATCTGGATTACCGGGACCTATTATGGGGGGTATAAATATGTTTTTAGGGCATTCAAATACTTCAAAAACAACGGCAATGATCCTCGCGGCAGCAGATGCTCAGAAAAAAGGTCACTTACCTATTCTTATTATTACTGAGAAAAAGTGGTCTTGGGAACACGCTATTGAATTAGGGTTACAGGCTGAAAAAAACGAACTTGGTGAGTATGATGGTATGTTTATTTTTAACGATTCGTTTGATGTGATTGAACAAGCAACTGAATTTATTAATGATATTCTTGACGCTCAAGAAAAAGGTGATATTCCTTATAGTTTATTATTTTTGTGGGATAGTATCGGTAGTATACCTTGTCAGATGACTTTTGATGGTAAAGGTGGTGGAATGCACAACGCAAAAGTATTAGCAGATAAAATTGGTATGGGAATTCATTCAAGAATCTCAAAATCTAAAAAAGAAGACTACCCGTATTACAATACTTTGGTTATTTTAAATCAACCTTGGGTGTTACTTCCTGATAATCCATTTGGACAACCTGAAATTAAGGCCAAAGGTGGTGAAGCGGTATGGTTAGCATCGTCCTTAGTGTTCTTATTTGGTAATCAGAAAAAGGCAGGGATTAGTCACATTGATGCAACTAAGAATGGTAGAAAAGTATCTTTTGCAATTAGAACAAAGATCTCAATATTAAAGAATCACGTTAATGGTCTTGGGTATAAAGATGGTAAGATCATTGCAGTACCACAAGGTTATATTACAGACACAAAAGAATCTTTGGATAACTATAAGAAAGAATATTCTGATTATTGGGAAACAAAATTAGGGTATTCAGATTATTCTTTGGATGAATCTGATGATGACTCTGACGAGTAAAAAGTATTTCAAACGACTTAAAAAATTTAAATGGTCAAAACATTAATTGTTGATGGTAACAATTTATTAAAAATAGGATTTCACGGAGTTAAGGATTTTTATAATAATGGAGAACACATTGGTGGAACTTGGCATTTTCTTAACACAATTCGTAAATTCTTAGAAGAAACCAATTATAATAAAGTTATGGTTTTTTGGGATAGTGATACAAACTCATCACAAAGAAAATTAATATATCCAAAATATAAGATGAATCGTAAATCTTCTCCTAATGATCAGGAGAAGACAGATTCATTTAACAAACAAAAAACAAGGGTTAAACAATATCTTGAAGAGATGTTTATAAGACAATTAGAGGTTGAAAATTCGGAAGCGGATGATCTTATTGCCTACTATTGTCAAATCTCTTTAGATGAAGAGAAAACGATATTCTCAAGTGATAAAGACTTAACTCAATTAATTTCAGAAAAGGTATTAATCTATTCACCAAACTTAAAGTCGTATTATAAATTTGGGGACAACATTAAATTTAAAGATTGTTCTATTCCTCATTATAATGTTATGACATTTAAGATCCTTGCTGGAGATACGTCGGATAACATTGATGGAATAAGTTTAATGGGTGAGAAAACTTTAATTAAGTTTTTCCCTGAAATACTTGATTCGGAGATATCTTTAACCGATATTTTAACAAAGGGTGAGTTATTGTTAAAAGAACAACAAAAAAATGTTGTTTTAGGGAATCTACTCAGTGGAAAAACCAAAGAAGGTATTATGGGTGATGATTTTTTTAAAATCAATAAAAAACTCGTAGATTTGTCAGAACCTTTAATTAACGAAGAGGGTAAAGAAATGGTTAGGGAATATTACTCTGAATCGATGGATCCCGATGGGAGAGGGCATAGAAACCTAATTAGAATGATGATGGATGACGGGTTCTTCAAATACCTACCAAAAGGTGATGACTCTTGGGTTAATTTTTTAAAACCATTTTTAAAATTATCAAGAAAAGAAAAAACAAAATTTAGAAACAAAAAGTAAAAACAAAAACAAAATGAAAGATCAAGATGTAACAAAAGTTGAATTCCTATTAATGTGTAATGATAACATTGTAGTACAACGTTTTTTTAATGTTAAAGGATTTAACAAAAATGCCCACAAATCTGAGGATTTTTATGACCATATGAGTATGGTATGTCGTAAATTACAATATGATTTGAAAATGCGATCAGTGGTCTATATGTTAGACAACAAATATGAAATTTCTGAGAATCCAGCGATTTTAAATACGTCAATTACTGACGGAGATGAAAATTTTAACCTTTATATTAAGGTTGGAGACCTGACAATTTGTCATAGAAGGTTTGATGCTAAAGTGTATCCACCAAAGGTAAGATACACCGTAGACCTACGCCCAAAGCTAAAAGGTATCCTAACAGACCTGACTGACATTTTTTCAGGTAAAAATTTTAATTATTTTTACCCTGAATTTATCCAAAACTAATAGTATTTATCTTTACTAACAGAAGGAAAATTATGGCGACAAACAAAAATTTTGAGTATCTAGGAAACACATTCCAATTACAATTACTTAATCAAATTATCTTAGATAAAGATTTTTCACATTCAATCATTGATGTGATTGAAAACAATTATTTTGAAAATAAATACTTTAAAATAATTACCCAAATGATCAGAGAGTATTATACAAAATATGATCACACACCATCATTTGAGACATTAGAACAGATTACTAAATCTGAACTACAACAAGAGATTGCATCCAAGATAGTATTGGATACAATTAAGAAAATTAAAGACGCACCTATTGATGGCGTAGCTTTTGTACAGGAAAAGGCGTTAAAGTTCTGTAAACAACAGGAACTTCAAAAGGTTATGACCAAAGCTCAAAAAATCATTGATGGTGGTGAATTTGAGAACTATGATGCCCTTGAGGAAATGGTTAGAGGAGCTTTACAAGTAGGAGCTAAAGACACAAGTTCAATGGATGTCTTCTCCAATATTGATCAGGTCCTTGATGAAGACTATAGACACCCAATTCCAATGGGAATACCTGGAATTGATAGACTACTTAAAGGTGGTTTGGCTAAAGGTGAGATTGGGGTTATATTGGCACCAACAGGTGTGGGTAAATCTACAATCTTAACTAAAATTGCTAACCACGCATTTAACTTAGGAAACAACGTACTTCAAATCTTTTTTGAAGATAACCCAAAGGTAATTCAAAGAAAACACTACACACTTTGGACTAAGATTCACCCTGATGAATTATCAGAAAAAAGAGACGAAGTTATTAAAAAGGTTAAAGATATTGAGGAGTCTATGCCAAATAAGTTAATTATGAATAAGTTACCATCTGATACGGTAACCATGTCACAAATTAAGAATCAAATCAGAAAGATGGTTGCTGATGGTAATAAGATTGATATGGTATTACTTGATTACATTGACTGTGTTGTTCCTGATAAGAATTTAGGGGATGAATGGAAGAGTGAAGGATCTGTAATGAGAGCATTTGAAGCAATGTGTCACGAAATGGATTTAGTTGGATGGACCGCAACACAAGGTAATAGAAGTTCTATTTCTTCTGAGGTTGTAACAACTGATCAAATGGGTGGATCAATTAAAAAGGCACAAGTTGGTCACGTTATTATTACGGTGGCAAAAACACTTCAACAAAAAGAAATGAAATTAGCAACAATAGCAATTACAAAATCAAGGGTTGGTGATGACGGAGTTGTATTTGAGAATTGTAAATTTGATAATGCAATGTTAGACATTGACACCGATAGTTCTATGACTTTCTTAGGGTTGGAAGAACAAAAAGAAGAAAAACAACGATTAAGAGTCAAAGAGTTGTTAGAAAAAAGACAACAAAGACAAAAAGACGAAACAAAAACTAATTAATTTTAAGAAAAAAAATGGAAAAAATATTAAAGGAAAACCCTAACAGGTTTGTTATCTTCCCGATTGAACACAATGACATATGGGAATACTACAAAATGCATCAGGCGGCGTTTTGGACGGCTGAAGAAGTGGATTTAACGAATGATATTCGTGATTGGGAAAAATTAACAGATAATGAAAAGTTTTTTGTTAAGAATGTATTATCATTTTTCGCAGCTTCTGATGGGATCGTAAATGAAAATTTGGCGGAGAACTTCTATCGTGAAGTACAATATCCTGAGGCTAAGTTTTTCTACGGATTTCAGTTGGCGATGGAGAATATTCACTCATTAATGTATTCGTTATTGATTGATACTTACATTAGTAATCCAAAAGAAAAAGATGAGTGTTTTAATGCAATTGAGAACTTACCAGCAGTTAAGAAAAAAGCGACATGGGCTCTTGATTGGATTGATAATGGATCTTTCCAAGAAAGATTGGTGGCATTCGCCGCGGTTGAAGGTATATTCTTTTCAGGATCATTCTGTTCAATATTTTGGATGAAATCAAGAGGAATAATGCAAGGGTTATGTAATGCAAATACACTTATCTTTAAAGATGAAAACTTACATTGTGATTTTGCAATTCACTTATTGAACAACCATTGTGAGGAAAAACCATCTGAAAAAAGAATTAAGGAGATTTTGTTATCGGCTTTAGAAATTGAAAAAGAATTCATTACTGAGTCATTACCTGTTTCATTGATTGGAATGAACTCAAACTTGATGAAACAATATTTGGAGTTTGTTGTTGATGGTCTTTTAGTTAAATTTGGATGTAGTAAAGAATTTAATGTTGAACAACCATTTAAATTCATGGAACAAATTGCAGTTGAAACAAAAGGTAATTTCTTTGAATCAAGAACAATGGAATACCAAAAAGCAAAATTGAACGAAACGATTACGTTTGAAGAAGATTTTTAAATATTAAAAAATTATGATGTCACTTAAAATATTAAAACGAGATGGGGAGAATGTAACGTTTAATCCACAGAAAATTTACAACCGTGTTAAAAAAGCAGCAAAAGGATTGAATGTTAATTCAGATGAGATTTTTATTAAGGTTATTACTTCAGTACCAACTGAGGGTGTAATAACAACAAAAGAATTAGATAAGTTAGTTTACGAGATTGCGGCATCTTACACTGGTAGTCACCACGATTACTCAAGATTAGCATCTTCAGTTGCGATTTCTTCATACCATAAAGAAACCAATCCAAGTTTTTCAGAAACTATGAATTTGTTATTTGGTGATGGTATCATCAATGAAAAATTGATTGAGACAATTAAAGAATATGGTGAGGATAGTATTGATGCGGTAATTAATCACAATAATGATTATAATTTTCATTACTTTGCTTGGAGATCTTTACAAGAAATGTACTTATTAAAAAGACCTAATGGTGTTGTAGTTGAAAGACCGCAACATATGTATATGAGGGTCGCATTATGGGTTACAGATAACTTTGTTGAGGCGGTTGAGTACTACAAATCATTATCAAATCAACTTATATCTAAGGCAACACCAATTATGATTAATGCGGGTACAAAGGTACCTCAATTAGCATCTTGTGTTTTACACTATAATAATTCAGATTCAAGAAGTGGATTGTTAAATACATTAACGGACATATCAACTTATTCTTCAGATGCTGCGGGAATTGGACTATCAATGTCTAACATTAGAAGTAAAGAAAGTAGAATATCAAGTTCAGGTGGTTATGCGGGTGGTTTATTAAAATACCTTAAAATAGTTAATGAATCTTTACGTTTCTTTAACCAACAAGGTCGTAGACCAGGGTCAGCGGCAATTTATCTTGAACCTTGGCATAAAGATATTTTTGATTTATTGGAAATTAAAAAGAACACAGGTGCTGAAGAATTGAGAGCTAGAGATTTGTTTACGGCACTTTGGATCCCTGATAATTTCATGAGAGCGGTAAAAGACAATACTGAATGGTATTTATTCTGTCCTAACGATATTATCACTGCAGGTATCAAACCATTACAAGAATCATTTGGTGATGAGTATGAAGAAAATTACAATAAAGCGGTTTCTTTAGGGTTGGGTAAAAAAGTTAAAGCACAAGACATTTGGTCTAAAATTATTGAATCACAAGTTGAAAGTGGTGTTCCTTATTTATGTTCTAAAGATAGTGCAAACAGAAAGACTAACCACCAAAACATCGGTGTGATAAAACAATCTAATCTTTGTAATGAGATTTATCAGTACACAGATGAGGAAACAACGGCTATCTGTACATTATCTTCAATAGTACTTAAAAACTTCATCACTAATGGTAAATTTGATTTCCAATTGTTGTTTAATGAAGTAAGAAAAGTAGTTAGAACTTTAAATAAAGTTGTAAATATTAATAATTACTCAACACAAAAAGGATTAAAAGGTGGTTTAGAACAACGTGCAATTGCTATCGGAACACAAGGTTTGGCTGACGTATTTTACTTACTTGATTTAATCTTTACAGACGAAGAGGCAAAAATCTTGAACAAACAAATTTTTGAAACCATCTATTACGGAGCGGTATACGAAAGTAATGAGTTATGTAAAAATGGTAAACACGAACCATACAAACACTTCAAGGGATCACCTATGTCTAAAGGTATTTTCCAATTTGATATGTGGGATTTGAATGAAAATGATTTGTCAGGATATTGGGATTGGAATAAATTAAAAGAAGATGTTAAAGAGTATGGGGTATGTAACTCATTATTCACGGCACAAATGCCTGTTGCATCTTCCGCTAAAATTACGGGATCATTTGAAATGACAGAACCGGCACACTCGGCATTGTTTAACAGAAGAGTTGTTGGTGGTGAAATTATGATTGTGAATAAATACTTAATTGCAGACTTTGAGAAAATTGGTATATGGTCTGAAGATTTGAAAAATGAAATTATTATGAATGAGGGTTCAATCCAAAACATTAATTTCAATAACTACTTAGATCCTGAAGACAAACATTATAATAAGAAAGTTAAAAGAATTGAGCATTTAATCCCTAAGTACAAAACTATTTGGGAGATATCACAAAAAGAACTTATCAACATGGCGGCAGACAGAGCACCATTTATTGATCAATCACAATCAATGAATATCTATATGTCAAACCCAACATTGTCTAAGATTACCTCATCACACTTCCACTCTTGGGAGAAAGGTTTGAAAACACTTTGTTACTACGTTAGAACAAAGGCAATTTCAACAGGAGCGAAACACTTAGCATTGGATATGACAAAAAGAGAACCAATTAAAAAAGTAGAAACACCAAAAGTAGACTTTTCTAATATGAATTTACCACAAAAACCTGATAGTTCAGAGTTTGAATGTTTCGGATGTTCATCTTAGGGTGAATCATGTATTACAATAGGGAATCACGGCTTAGGTCGTGATTTTTTATTTTATATGTATTTATTCAAAACACATAGATACTATATTTATAAGATATGGCAAATGGAATAACATACGGAATAAATTTTCCTTTTAGAGAATCTTACGTTGGTAAATATTTAGATATTTCTGATACAACTGAAGAAGAAGTAAGAAGTAATTTAATTCATTTATTGCTAACTAGAAAAGGGTATAGATATTATCTTCCTGATTTTGGAACAAGATTGTATGAGTATATTTTTGAACCTCTTGATGGGCCTACATTTAGTGAAATTGAAGGTGAAATTAGGGATTCTGTTGAAAAATATATGCCTGGTGTACAGATAACAAATATTTCAATAACCGACGCTTCTTTAGGTGAAGAAGATAAGGGTACTTTTATTAATCCTGACGGAGAAAGAGAATTTAAAGTACAAGGTATAAGTGAAAAAGAACATACCGCAAAAATTAAAATAGACTATAAGGTCACAAATCAAGCCTTTGAAAGTAGTGATTTTGTTATTATCAATATTTAATAGTATATGGCTGAGAAAAAAATATCATACACGACTAGAGATTTCCAAGGAATAAGAACTGAGTTAATTAACTTTACCCGTACTTATTATCCTGATTTAGTACAGAACTTTAACGATGCTGGGGTTTTCTCAGTAATGTTAGATTTAAATGCTGCCGTTACGGACAACCTACAATTTAATATTGATAGAAGTATTCAAGAAACGGTATTACAATTTGCTCAACATAAATCTTCAGTTTATAATATCGCTAAGACTTACGGGTTAAAAATTCCGGGTCAAAGACCTTCGGTGGCATTAGTAGATTTCTCAATAACGGTTCCCGCATTTGGTGATAGAGAAGATTTAAGATATTGTGGTATTCTAAGGAGAGGATCCCAAGTAAGTGGTGCTGGTCAACCATTTGAAACTGTTTACGATATTGATTTTGCCTCTGCAATAAATTCTGAAGGAACATTAAATAGATTAAAGATACCTAACTTTGATGCTAATGGTAAAATATTAAATTATAATATTGTAAAAAGGGAAGTTGTTGTAAACGGGTTTACAAAAGTATTCAAACGAGTTATTACACCAAACGATGTAAAACCATTCTTTGAATTATTCTTACCTGAAAAAAATGTTTTAGGTATAACAAGTGTCCTTTTAAAAGACGGGACTCAATTTAATACAATTCCAAATCCACAGGACTTTTTAGGGTTAAACGATAGATGGTATGAAGTTAAGGCACTTGCTGAAGACAGAGTATTCATTGAAGACCCAACTAAGGTTTCTGATCAACCTGGTACTAAGGTTGGTAAATATATTTTAACTAACACTAAATTTACATCTGAGTATACACCTGAAGGTTATTTAAAAATGACATTTGGTGGTGGTAATGTTTCTGCTGAAGAACAACTTAGAGATTTTGCAAGATCAGGTAAAGGATTTGATTTAAATAAATATTCTAATAATTTAGCTTTAGGTGCGGCTCTTAAGTCAAACACAACATTGTTTATACAATATAGAGTTGGTGGTGGACAAGCAACTAATTTAGGTGTTAATGTAATCAATCAAATTGGTACGGTTTCATTCTTTGTTAATGGTCCATCGGAAAGTATTAACAGATCTGTTATTAATACATTGAAATGTAATAACGTTACTGCGGCGATTGGAGGGGCAAACGCACCAACACTTGAAGAAGTAAGAAATATGGTATCATATAACTTCTCAGCACAAAACAGAGCGGTTACAATAAATGATTACGAATCAATTATTAGAACAATGCCTTCTCAGTTCGGAGCACCAGCAAAAGTTGCAATTACGGAAGAGAATAATATGATAAAGATAAAAATGTTATCTTACGACACAAGTGGTAATTTAACTGATACGGTTTCTAATACATTAAAAAGTAATGTTGCAAACTACCTATCAAATTATAGGATGATTAACGACTATATTTCAATAGAAAGTGCAAACCCAATTGATTTGGCGGTTAATGTTGATGTTGTGTTAGATGCTAGTCAAAATCAAGGTGCGGTTGTATCTAAAATCATTGATATTATTTCAACATACTTTAGTCCTACAACAAGACAATTAGGTCAAAATGTTGTGGTATCTGAATTAAGAAGATTAATCCAAGCGGAAAATGGGATAATAAGTATTTCTGATATGGAATTCTTTAATAAAGTTGGGGGACAATACTCGTCAAATCAAACATCTCAAAAATATTCAGATCCGGCAACTAAACAAATTCAATTAATTGCAGATACAATTTTTGCTGAACCTACTCAAATTTATCAAATTAGATTTCCTAATAAAGACATCAATGTTAGGGTCATTAATTTAAGTACGGTTAATTTTTCCTAATAATTTATTTTTTTTTAATTAGAACTATTTTTTGAAAATAGGAAATAAACTATTTATCAAAAAAGACTTTAATGCCAAAATCATATAGAATAAGGACTCAAGTAGGAGTTGACAAATACATCAATGTAAAATTAGACCAAGATTTTGATTTTTTAGAAATCCTATCTTTAAAAATAAATCAATCAGATCTTTATACAAAGGTGTGTTCTGACTATGGGGTTGTGGTTGGTAGAGTTCTTGTAAATGGTGGTTTTGGGTTACCAAACGCTAAAGTATCTATATTCATACCATTATCTAGTGAAGATGAATTAAATCCCACAATATCTGAATTATATCCATATAAAACATTATCAGATAATAATGAGTTAGGGTATAGATACAATTTACTACCAAAATCACAATCCTATACAAACCATTCAGCAACTGGTAGTTTTCCAGATAAAGATGAGGTTTTGTTAAATCAATCTTGGGTTGAAGTCT